TCCAGATACACTTATTGAGAATAACTTTGCCATAACTTTATATGAAGGTAATGGTAGTACTCAAAGTATTACTACTGGAATAGACTCAGCTAATAAAGACAGCCTTGTTTGGATAAAAAATAGAGATGCAGCAGATAGCCACATACTTACAGATACTGTAAGAGGTGCTACTAAAATATTACATTCAGATACTAGTGCTGCAGAAGCTACTGATGCAGATACAATTACAGCATTTTCTAGTACAGGATTTGCTTTAGGCGATGATGTAAAAGTAAATACTAATAATGAATCTTATTGTTCTTGGCAGTTTAAAGTAGCCCCTAAGTTTTTTGATATAGTTGAGTATACCGGGAATGGTTCTGCTAGAACTATTAGCCATAATCTTGGATCAGTTCCGGGCATGATTATAACCAAGAGATTAGATGGTACATCTGATTGGGGTGTTTACCATAGAGGTTACGGGGCTGGCGGCCCTGCTGGTATTCTTAACGGGACTGACGCCGCTTTTAGTAATGCAAATTATTGGAACAACACTAATCCAACTAACGCCGTATTTAGCCTAGGTAACTTTGCAAATGTAAATACAGATGGTGCTACCTACGTTGCCTACCTATTCGCACACGAAACAGGGTCTGCCTCTATGATCCAGTGCGGTACTTATGAAGGTAATGGGAATGCAACTGGACCTGTAATTAATTTAGGGTGGGAACCTCAGTGGCTTCTTATAAAAAATGTAGATGCTACTAATAACTGGGAACTCGTGGATAACATGAGAGACTTTAGAACGCCCAAAGTAAATGTTGGACTTTTTGCCTTAAATCCAAACAATAACACTGTAGAGGCTGAAGGCAGGGCTTACGGAGCTACAGCAACTGGATTTAGTATTGTAGACGATAATGCAGAAGTTAATGCTAATAATAACACCTACATATACATGGCAATTAGAAGACCTAACATGGCTACCATAACGGATGCTACTGAGGTGTTTGCTATTGATGGTGAAAATACTGCTGCACCTTATCATACATCAGGTTTTCCTGTAGACTTTGCCATAAAAAAACCATTAGCATCAGGAACATGGCTAGTAGCGTCAAGATTACTTCAAGACAAAAAAATGGCAACTGATGCCACTACACGTGAAGCAGATGAAACTGATGCATCGTTTCGTTTTAACGATGGATATTTCGGAGGAGCAGCTTACGGTGAAGATGCTGCACTTGCTTATATGTGGAAGCGTGCCAAAGGCTATTTTGATGTAGTTGCATACACGGGAACAGGTAGTGCAAAAACAGAAGCTCACAGCCTTGGTGTTGCTCCTGAAATGATGTGGGTAAAAGCTAGAAATACTACAGAAGATTGGACAGTTTGGGCTGGGTTTGGTAACGATAAGTATCTTAATTTAAACGATGATGCTGCTGTTAACTCAGATTCTGTTACAACTATTTGGAACAATACAGCCCCTACTTCAGCCGTGTTTTCTGTTGGTACACATGACAGAACAAACGCTTCTGGAGACACCTATATAGCCTACCTATTCGCAACACTAGCAGGTGTTTCTAAAGTAGGATCAGTAACACACTCAGGTAGTTCAACAGATGTAAACTGTGGGTTTTCAGCAGGTGCTAGAGTAGTCATGCTTAAACGTACTGATGATGCAGGGAGTTGGTTTTGGTGGGATTCAACTAGAGGTATAATTGCAGGAAATGATCCTTACTTTCTGCTTGACACTAATGCTGCACAGGTCACTAACACAGATTATATAGACCCACTAGCATCAGGTTTTCAGATCTCAGGTAGTTTTCAAGATGGTGACTACATTTTCTTAGCAATAGCATAGAGGTATAAATGGGATTACTTAGATACAGAGATACAGGCAGACTGCTTACGGAGAAAGAGTTTCGTTATGAGACTAGAAAACGTAGGCCACATAATGTACCTGCACAAGGTGAGCTAACAGAGGCATGGCTTAATGGTGAAGGTATAGATGTTGTGTTTGATGGACAAAAGGCAGGGCCAGTATGTGATGGTGCATTTAAAAACTCTGATGGTAGATGGTATACCCAATGGTCTAACGGATAGTGCTTGCATTTACTTTAAAAATATGGTATAACTCTTTTTTAAGAAGGAGTTACTAATGTCTACAGAATTAGCTATTACTACTACACTAAACGAAGCACTACCTACTGCTGCCCCTGAGTATAAGTCTATGCTTAACAACATTGCTGAGAAGATGCCAGCAGTTACACAGGCCACCAGCAACTTCCACAAGTCACACAGTCAGTTCATGGGAGTTACCCTAGACGTAACAGCTATCACACCCATCCGTAGCATTAAGCATACACTAGCTGAGATAGACAAGACACGATCAGCACTACAGGAAGCCTACATAGGACTACGCAAGAAAGAGAATAAGCTTAAGAAAAGAGAAGCTGAACTTAAAACTTGTAAAGATGACCTAGACCGTGAGCTACTAGAGATAAAGATACTAGAGCTACAGGGTCACTTAGAAGGTACACGTAACGCAGTACAAGGTGCTGTACGTAAGATGAACTTCTTCACTAATCAGTACGATAACCTAATGAAAAAGATTGGTAAGACAGAACTTACTGAGGAAGACTACGAACTAGAAGAAGCACGTTACCACATTATGACTTGTATGAAGCAAGCATTAAACAGTGCAAGACCACGACAGGGTATCATTGACGAAGGTAACATGATCTACTTGTTTGACTTAGGTATCAATGCAGCCCAAGCTCAACTAGAAGTAATGTCATACCTTAACTGGGAAAACGAATTAGTACAACAAGGCAAAGCCCCAGAGCATGAGCATACAGTAGAGTGGCTTGAGGGATGTGCAGATAAGTGGGCAGGGTGTCCTGCAGCATTTGCTAACAGTAGGGGGTTTGACGTATTTGATCCCACATCACTAGCTAACACACCACAGATAGAGGATAAGAGTAATGGCTAATGATAACTGGCATTTGAGTAAGTCTGTACCACTAACATTAATCTTTGGTTTATTTGTGCAGGGTGCAGCTATCGTTTGGACTGTAAGTACAATGACCTCTGACATAGAAGTTAATGCTTCTAAGATTGTAGAGGTACAACAAAGACTAGGCCGTATGGAAGACGCAGTACATGGGCAAGCTATATCTATGGCTAGAATAGATGAGAACATAAAAGCCATTCGTATGTCTGTAGAAAAGATGGCTAGCAGACAACAATTACCCTGACATCACTTATGTAGATGATGGTAATTATATAACAAAAGGATTACTGTCGTGATAGAAGTATTAGCATTAGCTGGTGCAGTTACTAAGATAGCAGGGTCTGTAAGTGCTGCCATAAAAGCAGGAAAAGATGCCTCAAGTTTACTGCCTCAGTTTGGTAAACTAGCTAAGTTAGAAGCTGACATAAATCTTGCAGAACAAGGTAGACACAAAGGCCCACTAGGTAGGCTTACATCTTCAGAAGAAGAAGGCTTTGCAATAGCACAGGCAAAGATGGCTCACAAAGAAGCTCAACAAGAACTCAGGTCTTGCTGCAGACTATATGGCCCACCGGGTATGTGGGACTTGGTTGTACAAGAGCAAGCTGCTGCTAGGTCTAGGCAAAAGAAAGCACTAGAAGAAGAAGCTGAAGCAAGAGATAAACTATTCTGGGTAATTTCAATTGTAACAACAGTATTCTTTTTTGCTATAGGATCTGCTGTAATGATCTGGGTTTTAGATAAAGCAGTTAATGGATAAAGGTAAATAAAAAATGCAACAATTCAAAGGATTTAAACCTGAAGCTATGCAACGTATTGCAGGTACTCTAGGGTATCAAGGTGACATGAGTAAGTTTAACGATTACTTAAATCAAAATCCTGATAAGATGCAACAGATGGGTATGTACCAACAAAAGGCTCTTCAAATGGTTAATGGTGGTATGGTCCGTAAGTTTGCCAATGGTGGTGCTGTTGACTATTCACAGTACTTTGATAATAAAGGTGTGCTTACAAATGCAGATGGTACTCCTGCAACTGCAAAGGCTGCAACTCCTGCCGATCCTTCACCTATAGATCCTCCAGTAACACCTGCAACTCCTGTTGTTAATACTAAAGTAGATAGTACAACTCCTGCACAACCAGTTGATCCTCGTGACCCTGTAGCCCCCGTACCACTACAAGGACCACGCCGTGTAACTACCTTAGCTGGTCAAGAAGCTGCTGCAGCACCAGTTGATCCTCGTGATCCTGTAGCTCCTGTACCTGCTCCTATAGTAACACCAGAACCTGAAGAAGATTACACTACATACTTTGACCCAGATGGCACTAAAAGAAATATGGATGGTAGTGTTTATAAAGAACCTCCTATTACAACTATGCCTATTGATGCTCTTCCTCCCGGCCCGATGCCCGGACCCGCACCTATTCCTGTTGAACCACCTACTCTCCCAGAGTTACCTGAAGGCTTTGATGAGTTTGCAAAAACTTTTGCTGACAATGCGTCAACAGCTATTGACCCTAATGGTAAGATGGGTGCTGAATTTAAGGCAATGTTTGCCTCTAATAAATTCCCTAAAGATTTAACAGACTATACTCTTACAGGTAAAAGTAAAAATTGGACTGTTACTTATGGCGATGGTACTGTTTTAAAATCTCAGTTTGTTAATGAAGCTAGTATAAAAAAGGCACTAGATACTTCTGTTCCTAAGTTTATTAATGATTTTAAAGAATCAGAAATTCTTAAACCTTATAATAAAGAATTAGAAGAATATGAAGTAGATGTAAAAGAATACAAAGACTATGTTAGTGACACTACAACAACAGGTGTTACATCTGACATTGAAAATATTGAAAAGGAATATACAGCAGCTAGTGATGCAGTAGACCAAAAGAAAATAGAGTTACGTAGACTACAAAAACTAGCAGAAGACAATCCTGACAATACATACTATGCAGAACTTGTTGATGAAAAGGTAGAGCAACTAGCAGATGATGTAGAACGTGTTGCTGACTTACAAGAAACATATCAAGCTACTCAAAGAACTGTTAAAGATTTAACTAAAGATAGATTTACTGATCCTTCTTCTGCTATATCTGAAGAAGCTGGTACTAAAGTAATAGCTGATAAAATTAAAGTAGAAGACAATCAGTTTATTAAAGATGGTACTGGTCAGCTAGACAGCGTAGCACAAGGTGACACCACTGACGCTAAATCATTTGATGCTGGTGGTCCAGATGCAGTAACTGCAGGTACATATGATGGTAAAAAAGTAACAGGCGCTGCAGAAGAAAAGTTAAAAAAGTTAGAAGCACAAACACAAGAAGGTCTATCACGAGAAGTAGTAGGACAGACAGATACTATACGTGCAGAAGGTCAAGCTGACGATGCTATTAAAGTAGCTGCAGATCGTATTGAACGTGCGGTTAACCCTACAGATTTAGAAGTTACAGCAAAGCAACTTGCAGAAGCTAAAGGCAAAGATTTAAAAGCAATAGAAGCTAACATTGCTGTATCTGATAGACTAAAAAAGATTGTAGCTCAGACAAGTGTAGTTGATCCTAAAGAATTACCAGACCCTGCAACTATCTCAGACAGTATAATGAGAAGTGTACAGGCAATGAAAGAAACTGACACTGGTTTGTCAGGTGAAACTACAGATTATATAGCCGCTAAGATGGAAGCATTTACTGTTTCTAGTGGTACACTTGCTGTAGCTATGCAGGGTGACGTTACAGCACAGGCAACTGTACAAGGTCAGTTATCTAGCTTGATGAAAAGCTTTGACAATGGTACTCCAGCGTGGGCTGCAGGGGCTATACGTGCAGCTAATGAAGCTATGCTATCTCGTGGTATGGCAGCGTCCTCTATGGCTGCTGCAGCTATCGTACAGGCAGCTATGGAGAGCGCACTACCTATTGCATCACAAGATGCACAAGTATACGCAGCAATGGGTATGGCTAACTTAGATAACTTACAGAAGGTATCACTTGCTAATGCTTCTGCTCAACAAGGTTTGTCACTACAGAACCTAAACAATGAACAGCAGATGAACTTGCAGAATAGTGTGCAAGCATTTGATCTACAGAAAGTTAACTTATCTAACAGGCAATCTGTAGAACTAGCTAACGCACAAATCAGATCTATGTTACAGGGTAAAGTGTTAGACAACACACAACAGTCTAACATAATAACTGCAGCTAGGTATGCTGAACAAGCTAACATAAACTTGAGCAACAAACAACAATCTGTACTACAAGATAATTTAGGTTCATTACAAACTAACTTAGCAGACGCTAGTTCAAAGCAACAGGCTTATATTACTAGTGCTAATCTTGCACAAGCTTTACAAGGTCAAGTATTATCTAATGATCAACAAGTAGCTATTAATACTGCTGCACGTTATTCAGACGCAGCTAATCTTAACTTTACTTCAGACCAACAAGAAATTTTACACAACTCTTCTTTAATGCAGTCTATTGGATTAGCAGAGCTTAATACTACACAGTCAGCTACCCTACAGAATGCAGCTAACTTTGCATCTATGGACATGGCTGAACTGTCTAATGCACAACAGGCACAAGTCCTCAATGCACAGAACTTCTTACAGCTTGACTTAGCTAACTTAAGCAATGAGCAACAAGTAGCTCTGTTTAAAGCACAGGCTGTACAGCAGACGTTACTATCAGATCAGGCATCTGTTAATGCATCTGAACAGTTTAATGCTACATCAGAAACTCAAGTAGAACAGTTTAATGCTAACCTAAAAACACAGGTAGATCAGTTTAACAAAGCACAGAAGACAGCTATATCACAGTTTAATTCTGGGCAAGACAACGCTATGGAACAGTTTAATGTAGCACAGTCTAATGCTGCTGATCAGTTTAATGCACAGAACGAACTTGTTATTGCACAGTCTAATGCTACATGGCGTAGAGAAGTAGCAACTGCAGATACTGCTGCACAGAATAGAGCAAACGAAGTTAATGCTAAGAATACTCTTGACATACAGAACCAAGCATATGATAATATGTGGAACCATTATGGTGATCAAATGGATAATGCATATGCGTCTGCTGAGAGTGATGCAGCACGTGCAGGTAATTATGCCATAGCTCAACTAGATGCAGATACTAAAGCTAATGAAGCTGCCGCTCTTCGCAATGCAGGGGCTTCTAACTCATTAGGTCAACTTGCAGGAACATTACTTACAAGTGATTTATCAGGTGGTATACTTGGTGGCATATTCTAAATTTAATAAAGGGAAAATACAATGTTAACAAATCCTGCTGGAACAGCATATGCAAAATACATGAATAACAGAATAGAAGCTCGAAAGAAAACTGCTTCTGATACTACAGCAAAGCCAGTAAGTACGGGTCTTATGGGTATGGCTCGTAGACAACCTGTCGAACAAGAAAGTACAAATAGAGCACAAGAAATGTTTAATGAAATACGTGATCAAAGAAAGATTTTACAAAATGGAAGAACCTAATTTTGATAGACATATTCCGGGCCAAAGTTTAACTAGTAAACTAGGTCAGTACCCTTGGCAAAGACCACCACAGTACAATACTGTAGATGATGCTATGCAGTTCTATGCTGAACGCATAATGAACCCCATGTTTCGTGATCAGATAGCTGAGACTATGGAGCTTGGTGTACCAATTACATCTATTGCTAATGCCC